TGTCCAATGTTCCATGGTCTTGTTCCATAATATACCCTTTGTTCCAAAAACGAAATCAGAGAAAACTTGAGTAGTAACAACGACTTAAAGCGATAAATTGCATATTGTTCCATTGTTCCAGCGAATACATGAACCTGCCAAAGAGGTCAAGAAAGCAAGACTTCTTGAATTACTTTACTTTGTCAAGTGGTTCACACGAGAACATACATATATATATATATGGAACAATGGAACAAATAAGTAAAACCGACCGCAAACCCTTTGCCCATATAAAAAAACCTTGTTCCATGCGAATGGAACATTACGGAACATGCGGAACAAAGCCGATTTTATTAACACCTGATAATAAGTTTGCACAACTGCAACATCATCATCTTCATCGGGAACTATCATCAAAAAATAGCCACCAAAAAAAGCCCTTAAAAAAAGGGCAACAAAAAAAAACCCCGATTGCTCGGGGTCTGCCAAAACCCTTTCGGGTTAGACAATCTTGATTTTTGCGGTTTTCTCAGCCTGAACCAAAAATCCCATTACTTTTACTAGGTCAAAATCGCATTCCTTGATTTTCCCGCCGTCCTCAATTAGTTTAGTAATCCGCTCAACAAAACTCTTTTTACTTGATTCGCTTACGGGCTTGGGGAAAGCATATGATAAAACCCGCTTAAAATAGGTATCGCAAGTAGAGCGAGCATCTTTTTTGGCTTGGTTTGCCACTTCCCACTTATCGACATACCCCAAATCTTTTTGAGTATTTTCGATAAATTCCTTTGAGCCTTTGCGTGGCAAATCCTTACCCAATGCCTCGCTATGCTTTTTATCCAATGCGGGCAAAATGGCATCTGCAATAAATTGGGCTTTCACTTCCTCAAGGGCTTTCTGAGTGGTGAAGTATGCGGATACGCTCTCACCCGCCTTAACCCATTTATTTTTGGTTTTGTTGTCCAAATCAACAGCACTCTTAACGCTTGAAATCACTTCAGAATAATTAGCACTCATTTTTAATACTCCTTAAAAAATTAACCCTGTTAATAAATTGATACTTGGGAAGGGCTTGACCCATGAATTAACTATACCAAATACATCAAAAAAACCTAGCATTTTCAACGGCTTATTAACACCTGTTAATAAATCAAGACCCCCACCCCCCAAATACAGTTTGGGACTCCGCCAGTTCTGCCTTACATAATGATCTGCACGAAATATTTCCAAGTCTCTGTATTTCTGGACAAAGTAAAGTGATTCTAGGAAACACCCCCCATGCCTTTTTATTTGGGACTCCACCCCCCGGGGGGTATATAAATTTTTAAAAAGGACTAAACTAATCTTGCTCTTCACGTGAGCAGGGGGAACGTGGGATTTTTGACCGCTTCACATGCTTCATCTAGTACTCACTAGTACCCCACCTATAGTGGTTTGCAAAATAAAAAATACAAGATATACTTCGCTCATCGAAACTACACAAAGTTTTAGAACTAGATGCCTATTATTGCGACGCCAGAAATAGGAATACCACTGCCGTTTAACACGACGCCAGAAGAAATCGAAGACTTTCGAGAGAAGGCGCACGCCCTTTTCGAGACCGTGCAGGAGTTGGTGAAGCAGGGCGCAACCGTCCAAATCACTGAAGAAGACAAGGCAAAAAGTCACGAAATTGCTGCCACCGGTAAGTTTCCGCCAGCAAAGGAGATCACGCCCGGGACCATTATAAATCTAGAAGCCATCCTGTCAGAATGGGACCAAGAGGTTTTAGATGTCCATCGGCGTTTACGTAATTATGTGACAAACAAACTAATCACCGAATCGGTTGACGCAGATCCTCGCCAGCGCATGAAAGCCTTGGAAAACCTAGGGCGCATTGGTGGAGTTGGATTGTTCTCAGACAAGATTGAGGTAAACGTGACCCATCGCACAGTCGATGATATTGAGCGAGAACTTGCCAAGACCCTAGATATGTACATGGGTCAGGTAGAAGAAGTCAAACCAGAAAAACCCAAGAGTATTGGCGACATTAACATTGATGAAGAATTAGGCACAGACGACAAAAACGATGAGCCCGGAACTACTTCAGAGAGCTGAGAAAGCCTTACCCCATCTACCCCCGCCGGTCCAGCAGAAGATCGGCGCCCTCATTGTCGAGGCTAAAAAGAGTATTGCATTTGATAAGGCCAAGGATGACTTCATGGTCTTCGTTAACTATGTTTGGCCTACTTTTATTCATGGAGAACATCATGTCAAAATGGCTAGAGCGTTCGAGCGAGTCGCTACTGGACAATGTAAAAGACTTATTATTAATATGCCACCTCGGCATACAAAATCTGAATTTGCTAGTTACCTCCTTCCTGCTTGGTTTTTGGGTAAATTTCCTGAGAAGAAAGTTATTCAAACCTCGCATACCGCTGAACTTGCTGTGGGTTTCGGACGAAAAGTACGTAATTTGGTCGACTCCGACGTTTACAAGGACATATTTCCTTCCGTCGGGCTCCAAGCTGACTCAAAGGCAGCGGGTCGTTGGGCAACTAATAAGGGCGGAGACTACTTTGCGATCGGTGTTGGCGGAGCGGTCACTGGTAAAGGCGCTGATATTCTCATTATTGACGACCCGCACTCGGAACAAGAGGCAGCATTAAGCGAAACGAACCCAGAAATCTACGATAAGACCTACGAATGGTACACATCGGGTCCACGCCAGCGTCTCCAACCAGGCGGGGCAATCATTATCGTGATGACCAGGTGGTCTAAGAAGGACTTAACGGGTCAAGTTGTCAAAGCAGCTACGCAAAGAGAAGGAGAAGAGTGGGAAGTAATCGACTTTCCGGCGCTTTTACCCTCTGGCAAGCCACTTTGGCCCCAGTTTTGGTCAAAAATAGAGCTTTTAGCCCTAAAAAACGAGCTTCCCAACGCCAAATGGCAGGCTCAGTACATGCAGCAGCCCACTTCGGACGTCTCGGCAATCATAAAACGTGAATGGTGGAGGATTTGGGAGGAAGATTACCCTCCGCAGTGCGAGTTTTTAATCCAGTCTTGGGATACGGCGTTCCTAAAAACGCAAAGAAGCGACTATTCAGCCTGTACAACGTGGGGTGTGTTCTATTATCCAGACGACAGGGGGATAGAACAGGCAAATATTATTCTTTTGAACTGCTTTAAGCGGCGCATGGAGTTTCCTGAGCTCAAACAAAAGGCGTTTGAAGAATGGAAAGAGTGGGAACCAGACGCTATGATCGTGGAAGCCAAGGCAGCAGGCTCTCCTTTGATATTTGAGCTTCGAGCGATGGGCATTCCTGTCCAAGAGTTCACACCAAGCAAAGGTAACGATAAAATAGCCAGATTAAATGCAGTTGCTGACCTATTTGCAAGTGGGCACGTGTGGGTCCCAAACACAAGTTGGGCAGAAGAATTGGTAGAAGAGGTTGCAAGCTTTCCATCGGGGGAGCATGACGACTTGGTAGACTCGATGACGCAAGCCCTGCTGCGGTATAGACGTGGCGGCTTTATTCGGTTAGAGTCTGATGAACCCGATGAGGTAAAAGAGTTTAAATCCAAGCGCACAGCTGGGTACTATTAAGGATAAATTATGGCAGCTAATATTGACAAAGGTTTGTATGCAGCCCCAGAAGGGATCGAAGCTCTTGCCGCCGCAGAACCCGAAATTGAGATTGAGATTGAAGACCCAGAATCAGTAACCATCGGAATGGATGGACTAGAGATTGAGATTGAGCCCGCAAAAGAATCTACAGATGACTTTAACGCTAACCTTGCAGAGTACATAGGAGACAGCGAACTGCAGTCTCTAGCCAATGATTTAATTGGCGACTTTGACTCAGATGTTGGTAGTAGAAAAGATTGGATACAGACCTACGTTGATGGTCTTGAGTTGTTAGGTTTAAAGATTGAGGAAAGAACAGAGCCTTGGGAAGGCGCATGCGGTGTGTATCACCCACTGATGAGTGAAGCGCTCGTTAAGTTCCAAGCAGAAACCATGATGAGTATGTTCCCAGCAGCGGGACCGGTAAAGACCGTCATCATCGGTAAAGAGACACCAGAGAAAAAAGATTCGGCTGAGCGAGTTCAAGATGATATGAACTACCAGTTAACAGAAGCAATGCCAGAGTTTCGCCCTGAGCATGAGCGCATGCTATGGGGCTTAGGTCTTGCAGGTAATGCGTTCAAGAAAGTGTACTTTGACCCTAACTTAGATCGTCAAGTGTCGATGTATGTCCCAGCAGAGGACATCGTGGTGCCTTACGGTGCGAGTGATTTGGCGTCTTCTGAGCGAGTCACGCATGTGATGCGTAAGACCGAGAACGACCTAAAGAAACTTCAAGCCGCTGGCTTTTATCGTGACGTGGACCTTGGTGAGCCAAACAATACGTTAGACGAGGTAGAGAAAAAGATTGCAGAGAAGCTTGGCTTTAGAGCAAGCTCAGATGACCGTTACAAACTATTAGAGATGCACGTGGACCTTGACTTAGAAGGTTACGAGCACAAAGACGACGATGGCAAAACCACTGGGATTGCATTGCCTTATGTAGTGACTTTAGAGAAGGGTAGTAACACTATTCTAGCTATCCGTCGTAACTGGGAGCCAGATGATGAGACTTATCAGAAACGTCAGCATTTCGTCCATTATGGATACATTCCGGGCTTTGGCTTTTATTGTTTTGGGCTTATTCACCTTATCGGTGCTTTTGCTAAGTCTGGTACTAGTCTTATTCGGCAGCTCGTGGATGCTGGAACACTCTCGAACTTGCCAGGTGGCTTTAAGGCCCGTGGCTTGCGGATTAGAGGTGACGACACCCCCATTGCCCCAGGTGAGTTCAGAGACGTAGATGTGCCTAGTGGCACGATGCGTGACAACATTCTGCCTCTTCCATACAAAGAGCCTAGCCAAACATTAATGGCGTTGCTCAATCAAATCGTTGAAGAAGGTCGTCGCTTTGCTAATACTGCTGATCTACAGATCAGTGATATGTCCAGCCAAGCACCCGTCGGAACAACTCTAGCAATTCTTGAGCGTACGCTTAAGGTGATGTCTGCTGTACAAGCTCGCATTCACTTCTCGATGAAGCAAGAGTTAAAGCTTCTCAAACACATTATTGCTGCATACACACCAGACGAGTACCCATATGAACCAGTCGAAGGATCCCGATTTGCTAAGCGTTCTGATTACGACAATGTGGACGTCATCCCTGTCAGTGATCCTAATGCTTCAACAATGGCACAGAAGATCGTCCAGTACCAAGCGGTCCTCCAATTAGCGCAAGGCGCACCACAGCTATACAACTTGCCATTACTACACCGTCAGATGCTAGATGTGTTGGGCATTAAAAATGCACAAAAACTCATCCCTATGGACGAGGATCAGAAGCCAACAGACCCAGTATCTGAGAACCAGAACGTGCTCAAGGGCAAACCGGTCAAAGCATTTTTGTACCAAGATCATCAGGCTCATATCACTGTCCATATGTCAGCAATGCAAGATCCTAAGATTATGCAGTTGCTCCAGAACAATCCAATGGCACAGCAGTTGCAAGCCGCTATGATGTCGCACATCAACGAGCACTTGGGCTTTGAGTATCGCAAACAGATTGAGATGCAGTTGGGCATGTCCTTGCCTCCACAACAAGATGAGTCGGGTGAAGACATTAATATGAACCCAGAAGTTGAAGCTCGCTTGGCACCAATGTTGGCAGAAGCCGCAACCCGTCTGTTACAACAGAATCAGGCGCAAGTAGCTCAGCAGCAGGCTCAACAACAAGCTCAGGATCCGATCATTCAGATGCAACAACAAGAGTTGCAACTTAAAGCGCAAGAGCAACAGCGCAAAGAAGCAAAAGATATGGCAGATGTTGCCCTCAAGCAAGAGCAGCTTACCCTTGAGAAACAAAAAATTGAGGCGGATATTAAGAAAAATGACGACAAACTTAAGTTTGACTCTCTCAAAGCTGCTGCAACAATGCGCAACGACAAAGAGAAAATGGTCGCTGCAGCCGGGGTAGACTTACTAAAGGCTGAGCTGACTCCCCCTAAACAAACACGTAAAGGAGAGTAATGGACGCATCTGACGCTCTAGTACAAAACCTAGACAAAGAAGTGATAGCAAAACGGGATTGGATAGCCTCTGGACAAGCAAAGGACTACGCCGACTACCAACGAATTTGTGGGGAGATTAAAGGTCTGCTCTTCGCAAGGCAGGAAATATTAGACCTTAAACAAAAAATGGAGAACTCAGATGAGTGAAATCCTTATCGGCACAAACCCCGGTAATCCACAAGTAGTAGGAGCAGTAAATTTCGAAGCCACAGAAGCTGAGAAAGCAAGACAACTTCCTATCCCACAGGGATACAGAATGCTTTGTGCAATTCCAGAAGTTGAAGAAGCCTTTGATAGCGGGATCATCAAGTCTGACGAAACCCGTCGGTACGATGAGTTATTGACTACTGTGCTGTTTGTAGTTGATATGGGTCCTGATTGCTATGCCGATAAAGAACGGTTCCCAAACGGTCCTTATTGCAAAAAAGGCGATTTTGTTCTGGTAAGACCTAATGCTGGTACACGATTGGTTATCCATGGCAGGGAGTTTAGGATCATTAATGATGACTCTGTGGAGGCTGTAGTTCAAGACCCACGTGGCATCACCCGTAAATTCGTTTAAGGAGCCCACAAAATGGCTGAAATGGAAAAGGAACAATTTAAGTTCCCTGATGAGATAGAAGATCAGGGTAAACCCTTAGAAGAAATCGAAGAGGAGCAGAGGCAAGAAGCTGCTGGTCCTGAGTTAGAGATTGAGATTGAGGACGATACACCCCCTGAAGACCGTGGGCGTGAGCCTACCCCCAAAGAAGTTGTACAAAAGCTCGAGGTAGATGTAAGCGAGCTAGACCAGTACAGCGAGGACGCTAAAAAGAAGATGATCCAGATGAAGAAGATCTGGAACGACGAGCGTCGGGCTAGGGAAGCGGCTGAGCGGGAGCAAAGCGCTGCCATTGAGGCTGCAAAACGGCTTCGGGAAGAAAACGAGCGTATTAGAACCATGCTCACAAAGGGCGAAGAAGAGTACGTCGCTGCGATGAAAACCACAGCCGACTTACAACTTGAAATGGCTAAAAAGGCATATAAAGAGTCTTATGACAATGGTGATAGCGAGGGCATGATGAATGCTCAACAGGCTATTACTAATGCCACTCTGCAGTTAGACAGAGTAAAGAATTTTAAGATGCCCCCTTTACAAGAGAAAGAAAGTGTTGTACAAACACAAGAACAGTACCAACCTGCTGCCCGCCCTGATGACAAGGTTATGGCGTGGCAATCAAGGAATCCTTGGTTCGGACAGGACGAAGAGATGACTGCATCTGCTCTAGGCTTACATGAAAAGCTTAAGCGTCAAGGTGTGGTGGTTGGATCTGATGAGTACTATGCCGCACTGGACAGAACCATGCGCAAACGCTTCCCAGAAAACTTCGACGAAGATCTGGAAATGCCAGTACCCGAAGAAGTAAGGGAAGTGAAAGCTGCTGACAAACCAGTAGTTAAACCGTCCACGGTAGTAGCGCCGGCAACGAGGAGCACAGCCTCCAAGAAGATTAGGTTAAAGCAATCGCAAGTTGTGATTGCCAAAAAACTTGGTCTTACCCCCGAGCAATATGTCCGTGAACTTATGAAATTGGAGGCCTAACATGGCTAGTAATAAATTAACTCGTGAGCTAGAAACCCGTGAATTTGCGGAGCGTCCTAAACAGTGGATGCCACCAGAACTTCTCCCTGAGCCAGACAAACAGGCTGGGTATGCTTATCGCTGGATTCGTACTTCAACCATGAATCAGGCTGACCCACGTAACCTTTCCGCCAAGCTGCGTGAAGGATGGGAACCTGTAATGCTAGAAGAACAACCTCAATTCAAACTGTTAGTCGATCCTCAAAGTCGTTTTAAAGACAACATTGAGATTGGCGGATTGTTACTTTGCAAAACTCCTTTGGAGTTTGTAGATCAGCGTAATAAATATTACTCTGACCAAGCA